AAGATGTTGAGGAGCCTTTGTTTGAGGGAGAGCTTCCGTATCGTTATGTTCGCAATCCTTTTTCGATGCTGCAGTTTAATGACAATATGTCAGACCTTGGTGGTATGTCAGATGTAAAGCTTATCTCTTCTCTACAAGAGCGGCTGAATGAAATAGATACGCTAGAGTTGTGGCACGCGCACTCTTCGACGCCAGTGCTTTTAGTCAACACCGGGCTAGTGGATAATCCCGAGACTATTACCACAGCGTTGCGAGATGCGTCCGAGCCAGGATCGATGGTAGCTGTCATGGGTAAAGCCAGCGCACCTTTGCGAGATTTGATTGGTCAGACACCTACACCCCAGTTTCAACCGTCGTTCAATCGGATGCGAGAGCGGTGTACTCAAGTTATTGAGTTTGTATTAGGTATTCCCCAGTACAGCCGGGGTGTTGTTGGTGTAGCTGATGTTGCGACGGAAGTTGCTTTGGCAGACACGGCGACTCGTACTCGTAACGGTCGAAGAATCAAATCTGTCGAAGATTTAGTGGGCGAGCTAGGGAATCACGTTATCGGTCTTTACGAAGAGTTTCTTCCTAACGATACGATTTTGCCGTTGCGCTTAACGGACAGTCGGGAAATTTTAGAAGTGACTCGTGAGTCGTTACGAGCACGGGATGAACGTAATCCTGAAGAAGGTCCGATGGACTATGATTATTCAGCGATCCCATATTCGCCGACAGAAAATCATTCGTTAATCCAGTTGCAAAAACTCCAACAATACTTACCATTGTTGCTAGAGTCCCCCCAGGTGGATAGAGAGAAACTTGTTTTAAAACTACTTGAGCTTTTGCAGATGACAGACATTATGCAAGATGCTCCCCCTCAACCAGAGATGCCCATGGGTATGCCCCCTCAAGAACAAATGATGCCTGCCGCTCCCGGCGGAGACACATTAGTGACTGGGGCCTTACCACCTGGGACACAAGAACAGCCCCTTCCGCCGATGCCTGCGGGTGGACCTGGAGCACCTGCTCCAGCAATGCCACCTGTAGTTAAAGGCATGTTGGGCGATAACTAGGAGTCAACTATGCCAAACATGAAAGAACGTCGTGACAAAGCCGCTAAAATGGCCATGGCTAAATACAATAAAAAACAGGGTCGCAAAGATCGCGACGACGAAGAAGAAGAGTTAGGGGCTAAAGGACCAAAAGACTTTAAAGGTGATAAAGCTCAACGTCAAAAGGATGAGCGAGACGATACTATGGGCGACTACGGCACTCGTACTAAAAAAAAAGATGAAAAATTAGACGACAAAGCTAAAAAAGAAAAAGAAGATTTTAAGCCTCATATGATGTACGATCCTATGACAGGCAAAGGTGAGATGGCAGAAACTTACGAAGAACACCTAGAGCTTAAGGAGAAAGGGTATACCCATGAAGAGCCTAAAGAAGGCATGGAAGAAATGGAGATGATGGAAGAATCCGAGACCATGATGCCTGAAGGTGGGGCTCCTATGATGGAAATGGGCGAAATGCAAGAATCTATGATGGAAAGTCCTATGCCAAGTCGTCCCCGTAGTCGTCAGCTTGAGTTGATGGAACTTGCGCAACGTCTGATGCCGGGTGATCGTTAATGCCAATGTATGATGTAAAATGCACCGCAGGGTGTGGTTACTTTGAGGACGTGTTTGCGTTACTTGCTGATAGTCACGATTTGCGATGTAGTCAGTGCAATTCACCTGTACAAATTTTAATTAGCCCTGTTCGTACTATTGGACCTACGTTTTCCAAGCCCTTAGAGATTAAACAAATTGGGAGAACATTTCATAACCAAAGTGAGTTTGATCAATACCAACGGTCAAATCCTGACGTAGAAGTGTTAGGGGCGTCAAGTACAGCTTGGACCAAGCATAAAGACCGTGTTCGAGAGCGATGCGAAACAAATGCGAGGCGCCAAGGGTATCGTGACTTTGAGCATAAAAAGAAAGAGCTTAAAAAGGCTAAGAACGAGAAAACCGTAACTAGCCCTTGACGTTACGTTTATTTTTTAGTAAACGAATGACGGAGACATATCCATGCCTTATGAGGATAAAGAGTCCTATACTGTTGAAGAAATGGCTGATTACTTAGCTAATGAATCAATGAGTGGTCAAGCAATGTTAGACATGCTTGAAAAGCATGGTTTTGAGTTAAAAGAAAAGAAGAGTGGTTCTTGTGGCCACGATATGGAAGACATGGAGCCTATGGAAGACATGGGGTCTCCAATGATGCGTTCTTCAAAAAAACCTAAGCTCAACATTGTGATGTTGCGATTAGACGCGTCTAAAAAAGCCCTAGGCAAAGGTCGGGAGGACTAAATGTCAGAAGAATCTTTGGAAGGAGGGGCTACACCTGTCAGTGAAGTACCCACTTCGGAAGTCGTTGCAGACACCCCTGTTGAAACAAGTGAAGCCCCTTCTTCCCCTACTTCGGAGACAGATAATGCGCCGACAGAATCAGACAAATCAGCCGAGTCAACTCCTGAAGTTGCTGCTTTCCCCGCTTATGATAATTTCGGTTGGGATGATTGGACTGGAGATGTATCGGCGCTCCCAGAACAAATTCAGCCCTGGGCACAAAAGGTATATGATTCTCGACAAACTTGGGCAGATCAACGCGTTCAAGAAGGCCTTGCAGAATCAAATCGAATCAAAGATATTTACAACGCTTTATTAGATGGGCACGACGATCCTCGTTATAACGATCTTCAAAAGCAACATGTAGACTTACAAAGTCAGTTTGATGCGCTTACCAACTCTTCGGGTCAAGTACAGGCAGAGTACGATGCGTTTAAACAAGAGATGGAAAAAGCAATTGAAGAAGAAGCTACTCGGTACGCTGACTGGTTTGAGCGGACCCATGGCCACTTATTCGAGGAGCCAGAGGCTCAGGCTAAGTTTGAGGCTTTGCTCAACGCTGGGTGGGACGTCGATGCAGTCCCAGGTTTAATGGGGTTATCTGACGATGCTCTGGAACTTGCGAGCAAAGCTCTGCAAGATGGGGTTCCTGCGCAGTACGCAATCCAATTAGCCAAACAATCTGTACCACAGAAAGCAGCGCCAGCTAAGCCGCGCCCTGCTGCTCGTATCACTTCTGGTGCGACGTCCGCCCCGGCGGCTCCGAACCAGCTTAAGAGTGGTGGTACAAAAGTTAGTTCACTAGATGATATGCGGTTGCTTGCAGCCGCGAATGCAGTAAAACGCCACTCCGGTGGTAGGAGGTAGAGATGGCTATTAGCCCTGATGTACTGGCATCCGCTCTTCAGGAGCTAATGCCTGGGTATTCAGAGTTGTTTGTCAAATGGCACCCAATTCTGGATCGTATTGTTGACAAAGGTAATATTGACCGTTCGGTAGCAACGGGTCCATACCGTGAGTTTGCCGTTGTGACCGATGGTCCTGGTACGGTTACTCAGATCCTTACAGGTTCTGAAGTTATCGCAGGTGGTCGTCGTCAAAATGCAGTGCGAGGTAATACCTTTGCACCACGATTGATTTATGCGTTTGACGTTCCTGGTAAAGATCTTGCTGAAGCAAACGGCGCAATGGACTTGGCCCGAATCATTCAACATTACCCAGAACTTGCACTAAGCGACTTTCATGAGCGGATTGCTCGTCAGGTTGCTGTGGGTGATGGTCTTGATGTAGGTGGTTTTATGACCTTAAATGGTTCGGCTACGTACAATCCAAATGGTGTTGCTCGTAATGGGCCTCTTGAGTTCCTTAGTCAAGCAGGTCAGATTGCGGCTGCTAACACTGTCTTTGGACTTAGCAAGGGCACAACCTCTGGTTGGTATAATCAATTTGGCAACATTACTTCGTTCGCTACCAATGGTCGTTCGACAATGCGTCAAGTTTATTTTGCTGCGGGCCGTCAGGGCAAGACCATGGGTCCAGTTGACTTGATGTTGGGTGATGAGGCTTCCTACCTCAACTACATCGAGGACTTGGATGATCATGTTCGTATTTCAAAGGTAGAAGGCGAGCGTTCTCCTGCTAATATCCGTCAGGGTGTTAAGTTCCTTGACGCAGATTTCTTCTTGGAAGATGCGCTTGATATTACAGCAGCAAATTTTGCTGGTACTCCGGCTGCTAACGGTTGTATTTACCTACTTAAGTCTGCTTCATGGTATGCTTATACAATGGGTCAAGATGCAAATCGTGAAACCAAGGGTGACTTTGCCGTCCGTGGTCCTTTCCGTATCCCCGAGCAAGACGTATTCCGTTACGAAATCGTCCTGAACATGGGTATGAACACTAATCAGCTACGTTGCAACGGTGTTGTAACTGGTGGAGCGCTCCCATAATCGGGAGCATAGGAGGTTATCATGGGTGGATTTACCGCAGCCGGTATTGCATTTAATACTGTAACAACAGACCAACAGGCCCCGCTGGGCTTTGAATTAACACAAGAAAATGGTCAAGCAGGTCTCCGCGTCTGGGTTTATATCCAGATGACGGGCGGTGCTGCAGCACTCGGAGACGTTATTGGTCGAGTTCCAGGCGCAACCTATTTGGGTGTAGCTGGCGCCGCGACAAATACAAAGCTTTCGACTTTAGGTGTAGCACAACATTCTATTCCTGATGCTTCGTTTGGCTTTATCCTTAAGTCGGGTCAGGGTACTGTTACTGTAACAGCAAGTGCTATTGTTGCTGGAGATGATTTAATTACCGCCGCCGGAGCAGATGCCGCAGTGTTTTCTGCTGGTAGTGAACATAAAGTTATTGCCAATGCTCTAGCGCCTAATGGTAGTGCAGCAGTACCTCTTGCAGCTATGATTAGTTGCGGAGTGTAAGCTTATTTCTCGGGTAAAGGAAAGGGGCTATGAATCTAAAGGAGTTGCGCACAGCAATTTTTGCTCAAACTGATTGGGCTCCTAGTCAGTCGACAGAAGCTGTGTCGCGACTCAACGGATTCATAAATCGGGCATACAATGATGTGTGCTTAGAGGCCCCTTTCCTTTTCTTCGAGTCTGAAGTTAAGTTTGCAACCCAAAAAGATGCTGCATCTATGCAAGCATCTGATACCATTTCGGTGTCTGTTCTTGACGACACAGAAGCTATGGTAACAAATGACTTTAACCCGTGGGTATTTGAGCAAGACATTGCTGCAGATACTGCGGGTTATGTTGCTTGGAAAACAGACCGGTCTTGGGACGGTCGAATGATTGAGATTGAAGTTACGGCGAACAATAAAACGACGACGTACCGTAATCGAATTCGCGCTGTTTGGAAATTTTCGTCGGACGGTCGTGCAGATCATTACCGTTTTTCTGTGGTGACGCCTTGGCCTTATGAAGAGCTAGGCACAGGTCCGTTTAAGTACCGAGTGTACTCGGATCATTATTACCTTCCAGACGACCTCGTTCAGATGCGCTCTATGCGATTGTTTAAAGACAATCGTAACTGGCCTCTGGATGTAATTGGTCAAGAAGAGGCTGAAGCTTATAGCTTTGCTGACTCACCTAGAGTCACAGCCCATGGCTTGCCTCGTACAGCTTTTCGTCGAGAGCACTTTCAGCTACAGGGACCGGCAGTTGCTCCTGATGTCGAACTGGGCTCAGTTGACGCAGACCCTAGGGAAGCTTGGCTTGGCCCTGAACCTGCCGGTCAGTTTGAATACGTAATAACGTATTGTTGGGGGAAGCGGGATATTATGTTTCGTAATCCTACAATGGGGTATCATCTAGGTTATGCTGACCAGTGGAAAAATACTCAAGAGCCTTTTTACACGGATAGCTGGGATGTAGGGGCTAAAGAAGCCTCGCAAAACCGGTTCCGTGAGCCGTTGTGGGAGTCGTCTCCGTCACCTGTAAGTGCTCAAGTAACAGCGACAAATCCTACAGAGAACAATGTACCAAGCCCCGCAGTTAAGCTTACCCTGCCGAATATTGAATATATGCAAGGCTTTATGACACGGGGTGCTCAACGCAGGGCAGGGGCACTACAAACTTTTACCCGATCAAACTACAGAGAAAGTGGTTGGTGGGTTCGTATTTATCGACGTAGGATCACAGCAACTTTTACTAATTACGCTCTGTTGACTACAGTTAACGATGCAGGAAACGGGGGCGGGGCTGCAATTAGCGGTTTAGAAAAATTAGACTTACCCACCGCTTTTTTCTTATTAGCCGAGGTGAAAATTGACGAGCTTAATAAGGGCATTTTCTATGATAATGGCCGGATTATCCCTGATTACCATCGTCGTCTGCGTGAAATTCACGGTTATCAAGCTGTCCAGCTTTATCCTTGTCCTAACGAACGCTATGAAGTAGACGTCCGTTGTGTTCGTCGTCCACCTAAACTGGTAGACGATCAAGACGCGCCACTTGTCCATGCCGAAGCGGTTGACTTAATTATCCATCGGACACTTATGTTTCTTTATGAAAACATGGGAAATCCCGAGATGGCACAACTAGCGAAGTCCCGCTACCAAGAAAACTTATATACTTTGTCCAAACGTTATGGCGATTTACGTCCCCCTGCTGTTCCAGTGTTACGCCGATTTGGAAGAGCACGTCCCGGTTGGGATCAACGGGGTATGCTAAAACGTTGGTGGACAGTCAAACGACCTTAACAGGAGAGAAGAATGGGTACAAAATTAGTTTGCGGTGGTGTATACCAACGCGAAGTGCACGGACGTAAGTACCATGCGCTATGTTCAAGTGTCATGGTCACAGCTAATGGTTTAAAACAAGGCGTATTAAACGTCTATGGTTTAGCGCCAGAAAGGCTTGATGAGGACACAGACGAACTCAACAAATGGGAACTGGTTGCTGCCCCAGCCCCCTTAGAGGGAAAGGTAAAGCGACGTAAAGCGAGTTAACAGTGGATCAATCCGAGTCAGACAAGAAGGGTACATTTGCGATACGAATCGCTAGTGGACAATTGTTTCTTCCTGACGAAGTTGGTTCAAAGGTTAATAATCTTTATCCATCAGAGGAGGGGACTCTTCGCGCGGTCGAAGGCCCTTTACCTTATCTCCCCAGCTACACTACGGGAGGTGCGCCGGCAAGTGGGCCAACACAGGACATTAGTGTGCCTCGTTATGGTTTTATGCACGGAGTGTTCCAAGCGACTGTAGGCAGGGAGGGGGAACGCGAGGTTCTTCTTGTGCATACTGGCACAGAGATATGGGAGTTTCAGGGGTGGAGTCGCAACTGGCGCAAGCTAATTGGATCGACTAATGCCGTTATTACGGACGAGTTGATTAGCTCAAAGCGACCAAACTTTCCTACGCAGTTTGAATCAACACAGGACGGGGTAGTCATTGTTCCTCAAAACAGCCGAGCCTATTTCTATGATGGTACGTATATTGCTCCTCTTGGGTATACTGAAGCTCCTGGAGCACCTGTTGGCTTAGGCCCAGAGAATACCCTCCAAGAAGCGGACTATAACCGCATACGGGCAGTTACTACTTCCGCTTTTGCAGCTACCCCACCTTTTAGGTATGGGGGCGGGATTAACGATGGGGGCTATGCATGGGATGCTTTGCAGGGACGCCCTTCTGGGATGATCCCTTCGTTTGGGCATGGTCGGTTAGGTTTGTCCCGCAATCCGTCAAACTTAGCTGGTGCCGGTACTCTAGTCGAAGAGGGCAGCGGAGTAAGGCCGGGTGCGTTAGATCAGGGAAAAGCTGCGTTGGTAACAGTAGGTGGCTGGCTTGAGCCAGGTGAGTGGCGTTGCCGAAGTCAATTCGTAGACTATTTTGGTAACTTATCCCCGTTATCTGGGCGTAGTAACCCTGTTACGTTTGATCAACAGTACGCGACAGATTTTGTTGTGAGTAAAGTTACCGGTGACTCAATCGACGGGAACTCTTATGTAGCCCAGGCAGACCGGGTGCGAAAGCAAGTTGCGTGGACAGGGCTAGACCAAGGCCCGGAACGTACTGTTGCCCGAGTGCTTTATCGCACACAGGACTTAAAAACTTCAGGGACAGCTAAATTTTTCCGAGTCCCGTTAGATTCAATGCAGGCTGGGTCTACGATACCGACGTTACCTGATAATGTGTCGGACACCTTCCCCGACAATATCCCTGATGTTTGGTTAGAAGAGGAAGCAATTGAAATAGACCCCGTTCCGACGTTTCGTTTGTGCCGAGTAGCCTTTGG